GCCCACTCCTCCCTGAGGTTGATCAGGGCGGCGTCGTGCTCGCCGGTCCTGGGGCTGAACTTCCTGGTGTCCTCGCCAGCCACCGAGTAGACGATGCACGGCACCAGGCACTCGTCGTCCTCGTCCCATAAGCTCACGTAGGCCGTGTACAGGTAGAGCTTGCCGCCCTTGCCTCGAGCGGTGGCCCTGTCCCCGCGGGGGATCAGGGTCGACTTCTCAGCAGAGAGCGCCGGCGAGCGGTAGCCCTGCGCCAACAGCTCCTCGCGCTCGAACAGGCGTCGGACGAGCAGGCCTCTGGCAGCGAACCGCCGGCCGTGGGTGCCTCTGGTCAGGATCGGGGCGCAGTCGGTCGGGTCGATGACGTCGATCGCCACGTAGTCGCACCTGGCGCAGTACGCCTCGTAGTCCCTGTCGAAGGCGCGGCGCGAGCGGGCGGGGTCACGAGAGGTGTAGCCGGCGTCGCCTGGGGAGCGGTCCTCGGCGTCGAGGTCGTAGCCCTCGGCCGAGTAGAGCGGGATGTGGTCCCACTCGGCGCCAGCAGGGAGGACGGCGATGCCCCACTGACCGTCCTGCGTCGCCTTGCCGAACAGGTCGGGCACACTTAACAGGCGGTCGAGGGTGGCCTTGAGCACCGTCTCGATCTGGTCGCTCTTGTCGGAGGCCACGGGCTTCCCATACCGAGTAAGTTCGGGCGTGCCATACTGGCTGGACAACGAGTTGGTCATGGTAACAGCAAGCATTCTTTGCGGCAGGGCGAACGGGACCGACCCGCCGGTGGTCGACCCGAACGGGTCCAGCATGGTCGACGGAGCTTTGTTGACGAGGTCTCGAGCGCGCCTGATCGTCTTCCTGGAGTCGGGGAACCGGCTCTCGGTGGATCTCCACAGGGCGACGACTTGCCCACCACTCGGGTCGACATCCAACCGGAGGGCGTCGGTGTCCTTCGGACGGGCCTCGGGGCCGGGCCTGCGCTCAGCCATCGCCGTCGACCTCGTCATGGTGGCGCTGCACGCCCGAGCGAATGGCGGCGGACACGGCGTCGGCCCGCTCCTCCAGCGAGACGCCGCGGTAGGGGGCCGAGGGGTCGCCGATGACGGGCCACTGCCAGGTGTGATCGGGGAGGCCGTCTCGGGCGAGGATGGTATGCGTCACGAGCAGCAGGGCGGGCAGGTCGTCGGGCTGCTCAGGCTGGACGATCGCCGTGATCGCACACACCGCGGGATCGCAGCCCGCGGCCCTCCTCGCTCCCCTATCCCAGATGGAGTCGCCCGCGCATGGCGGGAACATATCCCGAGCGGAGCCGAGGGACTGCGTCGACGTCATCGCGCCGCCCCCGTCTTCAACCCGTAGAGCTGCGCCCGCAGCAGGGCGGGGTCCAGGACGACGGCGCCGCCGATGATCTGGCACTGCTCGATGCGCGGCAGGATGATCCCCGCGCAGGTAGCGGCCGCCTCCTTCGTGCGGTGATAGCGGTGCTCGCTCGTCAGGCAGGCCCAGGCTTTCCAGCCGTCCGGGACGGACAGGACAGACCGGCGCCACTCGATGCCGGGGGCAAGGTCCTCGACGCGGTAGCGGTACGAGCGGCCGGTCCATGTCGGCTCCTGCGTCATGGTCGCCCTCCCGTCTTCAACCCGTACAGCCGCGCTCGCAGGGCCGCCGGGTCATCCGGCGCCATCGCTAACATGAGCGCCTCGGCCCGGTCTGGGCTCTTGACGCCGCGCTTCTGGGCGTCGTCCTTCGACTCGATCTTGACGCGGCCGCGGCTGTCATGGCCGTAGCGGAGGCCGGCGAGCTGCGCGGTCATGGTGCGGTCGGTGAGTCCTGAGATGTCGCCGTCGGCGAACCGCTCACGCAGGGCCCAGTAGAGTTCTGCCTTCAAGTTGGCGTAGCGTTCGCGGGCGTCGTCGGTCGTCGGAGCTTCGCCGACATTGACATCTCGCACCCGCAGTCCATGGTCTTCGAGATGCCGAGCAAAGTAGTGTCCGAGTCCAGCACTGTCCACGCGGACTTGATCAAGTCCGCGATGGCGCCAGGGTCGCAGTGCGCTGAGCACGTCACCCCGAGGATCACCAGCCCCGAAAGCTCGTACATCGAGGATCGCCTCCCGCTGGCGTACGACCAGGACGGTCTCGTCCTCGCCAGGACCGGCGACGTCGAGGCCCGCGATCACGGGGCCAGCATCGGAAGCGTACGCCGCTGGGCGTGTCCTGGCCTCCTCGAGGTGCCGCCACTCGATGAGTGCCCCCGCCTGGTCGCTGATCCACTCGGCCTCGATCTCCTGGCGTGCGAAGTCGCCGCTGTACTGCGATCTGAGCGAGGTCGTGAAGGCCGCGTCGACGAAGGGGTTGGCCCAGGTGGCGGCGCGGTACACGGCCGTCTCGTCGGTCGCTCTGGTGACGAAGACGTCGTAGAGCCAGTTCATGCCCTTGGGGGTGGTGGTGACCCATGCCGAGCCCACCTCGCCGAACTGGCGCAGGCGCCCGATGGTGATCGGCCAGGTATCCGGGTGGCACTGCGCGGCCTCGTCGATCCAGGCCCACGCGGCGTTTGGCCCCCGCAGTCGGTCGGGGTCGTCGGACGAGCGGAACAGCACCTCGTCGCCGGTCGTCAAGCTGATCCGCATCGTGTTCTCGGTCGCCTTGCTGATGAGTGGCGCCCAGACGTCGAGGGCCGTGCGCCAGGTGGCATCGCGGAGCATCGGGTAGGACGGGGAGACGACGATGCCGAGCGAGGGTCGGGCAGATACTGCGAACCGATGGAGCGCCTTGACCGCGCCAGCGAATGACTTGCCGGCGCCGACGCCGCCCAGCATCAGGGCGTAGCGGTGCTCGTCCTCGACGAACGCGCGCTGCGTCGCGGAGAGGTCGATGCCAACGTCAGTCCAGCGACGGGTCTCGACGGTCATCAACGGTCCTGATCGTGACGCGGATGTCGCCCGTTACGGCGCGGTGCTCCTCGGTGCGCTCGACGTAGCCGCGGTCCTTCGCCTGGGTTTTGAGAAAGAAGCAGACGGCCCAGGCTTCGCCGGCCTCGATCTGCGTGAAGAGCGACGACTCGGCGATGTCGATCAGCGCCTCACGGGCTTCGGCGCGGACCTGCTGGAGGGTCGGCGAGCGGAGCAGGCGCTGGCGCATCGCCTCGTGGGTGACGCCGAGCCGCTTCGCCGCGTGGGTCACGAGCCCCCTGGACTCCCGCAGGGCCAGTGCGTACTCCTCGACGGTGTGACTGACCGTCATCAGTTTTCAGGCTCCAACTTCAACCAACACGACGACGACTACGGGCGCGGCGTGGTGTAGCGATCCAGGACGGGACCGAACAACCCGACGGCGAGCGCCAGGAACAGCCCGCCCACGACGATGTTCGAGAGCGAGAGCACCCCGACCATGATCAGGATGGCGAGCAGGATCACGATCAGTCCGACCAGTCCACCCAGATACACGGCCACCCCTCCAGGCTCACTGCCAGCGATGGTACCACTTCAGCCTGTTGTGTGCGTATCAGGTGGGGCCACTCCCGCGACGCGCCCTGCGCTGGACGTCACGGCGGAAGCGCTCACGGAGCGCTGGATCGTCCCCCAGGGGCGCGCCCTTGATGCGCTCGGCGATGACGCTCGCCCGTCGGTACGCCTCGTCCTCCGTCGGCGCCGACGCTGCCCAGAGGATTTCAACGCAGGGAATCCTCGGGTCATGTGGTAGCCCGCAACACCCTGACATCATGACACCACCTCCACCGGCCGCCAGTCGCCGGCGACGATCGCCAGCGCCGCGGCGAGGACGAACTCGGTAGCCTCAGGGTCGAGGTCGGGCCACGGCCAGTAGCCGGCGGCCACCAGCAATGCGGCGCGCTCGGTTGGGCCGAGATCGAGCCCGTCTGCTAAGCGCTCGGCGTCTGCCCGGCTCGGGTGTTTGCGGCCGCCCTCGTAGCGGTTGACCGACGCCGGGTCGATCCCAGCGCGTCGAGCGAGCTCGCCCTGCGAGAGCGGCACCGTGGTCAGGTACTGGATCACGCCGCCCCCGCGCCTCCCAGCGCTGCGCGTGACCTCGATGAGACGGTCCAGGCGCAGCCGGCAGAGCAGATCGCCGAAGCTCTCATGTGTCATCGGTCGGTACTCCAGAGAGTCTGAGCGCGAGCTCGGCGAGGCGTGGCGGCAGCTCCTCGGCCTCGTCGGCCGTCGCCTCGGAACACCGCACCCGCCGCCGCCAGCCGTGCGCCTCGGCCGGCCAGCGGAACCACTGGTCGTCGTCCTCGTCGAATCGGGCCACGTAGGTGGCGCCGTCCTGGTGGGCGTAGACGACGTCGGGGGGGGTCATCGGGTCTTCATCCATGCGTCGATCCGGGCCAGATACGCGGCTTGCTCAGCACGGAGCTGGGCCTGGTAGGCGTCCAGCCGCAGCCTCCGGACGCGGCGGAAGATGACCAGCTCGGCGACGCCGAAGGCAAGCGAGCCGGCGAGGCACGCGGCGGCAAGCCAGAGCAGCGCGGTGTCGGTCATGGTCGCTCTCCCGGGGGATACACGCAAACCGTCCTGGTGCTCGTCAAGCTGAACGCGGTCGCACGGTCCCAGACGGCGATGTCGATCCAGCCCGATGAGCCCAGCCCGGAGCCGCGGTCAGCGATCCGGAACGTGCCGACGTCCTCGACCCAGACGTGCCAGCCGAGCGGCATATTCCAGGACGCCGCCGCGATCGGCTCGTCGGTGTAGATCGAACTTCCGTCATACGTCCAGGGCGAATGGTCGGTCCGAACGTACCCCGTGACGCGAGCGTCGTGGATGCAAAACCCCTCAGCGGCGGCCGACGTGTGGGCACTCGCCACCGTTGAGCCAGCGGCCACGGTTGCAGTTGTGACAGAGCACGCGAAGGTCAGTGCGGAAA